ACGAGCGGTATCATTTAATTTATCAGTATCTTTTCTGCTAACCGATATAATTAAATCTGCATTCATCACTTTAGCGTATGAATCTGCAATCTTATCAGCCTGAATTACCTCCGAATCGATTGCACTTCTATTAGTTTGAGATGCAGTCCAAATAGGAATTTGATATTCACCACTCAATGCTCTTAAATCAATGTATATACCACCTTGCTCAGCATAATCGGAATTGTTTTTTGAATTAGTGGAAACTAATAAATCCGCATAATCTATAATAATTAAATCTGGTTGGAATTTAGTTTGCCTAACCATATCAACATGCGCAGCAATAGTATTAGCGGTAATACCTTTTGGTGGATAATATTTGATTATCAACCCACCTCTTAATTTATCAACCTTCTCTTTAATCTCATCCTTATGGTCTTTTAAATCAGCTGAAGGAATTGATGTAAATATTGTATCATATCTCTGCCCAACATAATTTTGAGTAAGTTCTAATGTATAATGTAATACATTTTTACCTTGCCTAACTGCTTCCGCACCGATGTGAGATAAAACCCAAGTCTTACCAACACCCGATGGTGCTACTATTACACCTAATTCACCTGGCCCTAAACCTCCATCGGTAAGTTCATCGATAACCTCCCAATTAGTAGCAACAGTTCTTCTATTTACCTCTTCAAAACGAACTTCAATTTCTTCTTTATAATCCAAACCCAAATCAGCAGTTTGCCCAACTTTAACTGCATCTCTAACCATCTTTTCAATTTTTTCAAATTGACCGGTTTTAAGCAATTCTACTGAATTAAGAATTACATTTTTAAAATTTTGATTTTTACAAAATGTAACAAATTCAGATTTAACCCATTCCTTATCAGAATGTTGTGTGTTTTGATACACCGCTTTTAATTGTTGTAATACATTTTGTTGTAAAGTATTATCAGATATTTTTTGAACTTCGGTTTTAAAATAATCAGTAGTTGGATTATTTTTATATTTGTGGAAATATTTTTTAGTTAAATCAACAATCCACTTATTTGTATCCGATTCAAAATATTTTGTTTCTAATATATCTGAAACTTGTTCCAAAAAAGGTCTATCACTAACTAAATTAGCTACAACCTTTGTTTGGTAACTCTGACCATATTTTGATAAATTATCAATAGTTTCACTCATGCTTCAAATATAAAAGTTAATTTTATAATTTCCAAATTATTTTAAAATAAGATTTCCAAAAGAACTTCGTAACCAATCATTCACATCTGTCCAATTTTGTAATATTTTATATTTCATACCAAATCCTATGAATTTCATTTTATCCAAAGGTTCATTTTCTTCTCTGAATTTATCAACTATTTTTAATTTAGTTGTTCCACTTATATCAGGATTATCTAATTGCATTAAATCAAAATTTCTTTCAATAATTTTCTTACTATCTAATATAGTTTGAAATACTTTGTATTTATCTTTTTCGGCATCAGCTGCTTGCATTAAATCATCTATTGATACTCTTCTATCTCCTTCAAATAAAGGTAATCTCTTTTGTAAAGTTTTTAATCCACATCCTTTTACGCCATCAATATTATCAGATTTATCACCATCTAATACTCTATACCAAATAAAGTTTTCAGGATGAATTCCATATAATTCTATCAATCTTTCTTTTGTAATCTTTTCTTTTTTAAGAGGATTCCAAACATTTACATTGTCTGATACTAATTGTAAAAAATCTTTATCGGATGAAAGTATTAAAGCATTCTCATCTTCAGTTACTACTTGCTTTGATAAATAACCAATAACATCATCTGCTTCAATATTATCATATACCATAGTGGTAACTGGCAAAATACTTAGTATATTACCCAACCAACTTATTTGCCTCTTCAAACTAATTTGCTCATCTTCTTCCGTCATCATATCATCATATTGACGGTTTACTCTGAATTTAACTTTTCTATCTGCTTTATAATTTGAAAAAGTTTGTCTTCTTTTTTGAGACCCCCCTTTTCCATCAAACACAACAACTACTCTAGATGGATTTTCATTTCTAATAACCATCCCTAGAGATTTAAGAAACCCAACTACGCCCCCAACATGCTCACCATCTTCGTTCATTGTAGGATTTGTACTCCAACATCTAAAAAAAGTATTAAGTCCATCTACAAAAAGAACTTTCGAATTTCGAACTCTATGTGTATTATGTTCTTTGTCAATTTCCTTAAGTAAACTTTTATATTTTTGGTTCATTGAAATTTTCTTTAACTTCCTTTGAATATTTTTCTATTGTTTCTAAACTAAAATGATGATATTCATACTCCCCCTCTTCTTTATAATTCACAGAAGATGTTAAACAATTTTTACCACTAAATTTTATGATTGCATTACTAAGATTCAAATCATCAATCAAATTTAAAATTGAAATAGCTGAAGATGAATTATATCTAAAGTGAGTGTCTTCTAATAAAATGATTCTTAAATCAACTCCAATATTTTCTAAAAATGAGTAAATGTATTTTAAATGAATTAAAAATTTAAAATAATAATCTACCTGGTTGATTTCAAAACTTTCTATAAATTTAGATAATTTCTTTGTTTCGAATTCATCTAAATCTCTTTTTCTACTATGATAAAATTGCGGATGAACAAAAAATTTATTTCCAGTAAGAAATAATTCCCTTTCCCTCTCATTCAGTTCTCTATGAGATTGGTTATCGATATATGAACTTCGCTATAAATTGAGAGGCGGACTCCTTGAGCCAGCCTCTCACTATTATATGTTGAATATGAGTCACCAAATATCCATAGTTTATTCATTATTCTACTTCATTTGGTAAGGCTGTATCAACCTCCATTGCTTCAATATCGTATGTATCTTTTTTGTATTGAAGAATAGTAGCCTCACAAATCTTTTTATAAATTTGCTCTCTTAATTCATCTTTCTCTTCCATCATTTTGATAAAATCTTTTGATTGGAATTTGATGATTTCCCCAGTATCGGTGTCGGTATATTCATACCAAGCTCCGCCTTGCTTAACTAATTTGTTTTCTTTCAAACTTGTCAACCAACTACCATAGTTATCAATTCCTCTATCAAAGTAAATTTCAAAATCAGCAGAACGAAGTGGTGGCCCTAATCGGTTTTTTACAACCTGTGCCCTAACTGATATACCAACTATCTTATCCTGCCCGCCAATTTTCATTTTGATTTGACCAACATTTTTCAATCTCAATCTAACTGAAGCGTGGAATGCTAATGCCTTACCACCACTTGTAGTCCAAGGGTCACCAAACATAACACCTAACTTCTGTCTTAATTGATTTGTAAAGATAACTGCGATTTTCTGTCTACCAATTGTGTTGGTAATTTTTCTCATCGCTTTTGATATGATGATTGCCTTATCAGTTGCATAACCATCCTTATCATAATCAGCTTCCATTTCCTTTTTAGTTGATGCCGCTGCTACCGAATCCACTACAATTGTTACCAATTTTTGTGCATCCTTTTCTCTAACCTTTTCGATAATGGTTTCGATTGTTTCAAAAATATCTTCTACTGTATCTACTGATACATACAATAGTTTAGATACATCTACTCCAATTGCATCGAAGAATTCTCTACTCACCGCAGTTTCAGTATCAATCAATACTGCAATACCACCCTGCTTTTGAGTTTCAGCTAAAAGGTGGGCAGAGAGTAATGATTTACCACTCTGCTCCAATCCAGTTAGTTCGGTAATTCTTCCCACAGGAATACCACCATATGGTCGATTAGAAATAGCAACATCTAGCATAGCAGCTCCGGTAGAAATCCAACCATTCACATTGGTGGGAGCTCCTTCGGAATCATCATCTAAATAAAAGGCGATTTTTTGGTCTTTTTGTTTTTTGTTCAGTTTTGTTCAGACTATCAACCAAAATGTCTGCTAAATCTGTTTTTGCCATAATCTATATTATTTGAATAAATCTTCGAATGCATCTGCTACTTGTTGAGTAGTTTTAGCTACCGCTGGTTTTTCATCATCCCAAGGTAAATCAGATGTTGATTGTTTTGCTTTTGGTGCTTCACTCACCTCATCTAATTGATGTGGCTTAGAATCGAAATCAAATGAATCTGATACAGATTGTTCTGATTTAGCAACAACAGTCTCTTGAGTAGTAGAAGTTTCAGTATCATCAGTTGTGTTTCCACTCAACCAATTCTCTAAAATTTTCTTTAACTCATCGTAAGATAATTCAGAATAAATAGATGTGATATCTTTTTGATTCTCCAATAACTCTTGAATCTTTGCATTATCATCGTGCAACTTTGTAGAGTTTGGTTTCACTCTAATAGTTGTAGTAGGATAAGATGCTCCACCTTCTGGTGCAGTATAATCAACTACAATATCTCTACCATTTAAAGGATGTGATAAATCACCATAATCAGGATCTGCAAAATACCCCAATAATTCTTGATAAACGGTTTTACCAAATCCCCAAAATTTAACACCCTCATGCTCCAATCCTCTTACGATTACTGGCACAAAAGTTCTTAATTGTTGTAGTGAAAATACAATTCAATAAAAGGAATTTCCTTGTTGAATTTGTAAGGTACTAAACGTAATTGGTGTTTTCCGACTGAAGGTTTCCATAGACTGTCGGCTGTCTTTTGTGTGCCCTGAAGTTTGTTCAGACGGGCTCTGATTGCATCAATGTTCGTTGACATAATTTATAGTTTTTAAAGTTTAAAATTTAAGTTTATCGTTACGAATATAAATATTCGCAAATCAAAAACTTAGAACAAATATACGAAATATGTTCCTAAGTTCCAAATGTTTTTCAGGATTTTTTTGAAAATTCTTTTGTAAAAGAATTACGATTTTTTTTGACTGTTCTAAACGAATCATATAATCTTTTTTGTTCGTTTATTTTTGCCAAAGTCCAATACCCATCCATGTGATGTTCATACATTTCTTCCCAAAGAGAAAGATTTTCAGAATAAGAATGTGGTTGAGATTGAGCCCATTTTTGAGCGGCTCTAAATCCTTTTGGAGTTGCGGGGAATTCACCCTCTACGTGAGGATTTAAAAAATTTAAGAGTTTTTGTAACAGGCGTTTCATAGAAGAAAGAGTGGGAGATTCATCAATAAATATATACGAATATATCAAAACAATAATTTTTTTTTAGTTTTCCAAATATTTTTTTTATTACAATTTTCCCCCCTTAATTCCTATCTTAATTTGCTGGAAAATCGCTAAATTTTAATCCCCACATTAGGGATATCATTCCCATTTCTCTTTGAGCCCACTTCTTATTATATCGAAATCTTTTTTGAATTTCTTTAATTCCCCATTCTTTCCACTCATCGTTTTGAGATACGCTCATTTCCCATTCAGTAAACCAATTATCTTTCCTATCTTTAATATCATCAAAGGTAACATCATGATTTGCAATCTCAAACATTTTGTTAATTACATCTACGATAAAGATATCCTTCTTTTCTTGTAGTGTTAATCTTTTTGCCATAATTTAAAATTTACCATGATTCCAACCTCTACCATTTAGATAGTTTTCATTAGAGAGTTTAATTCCTAACCAAATCTCTTTAAAAAATTGCTTAATCTTTTTCATATACCAATAACTATTTCCCATTTTAACCAGCCAATAATGAGTTCTATATCACCATTCAATCTTCTACTATGAGTCATACCTATGAAAGGTAGAAAATAAACTTGTCCGTAAATTTTACAAATTGAAAATTTCATTATTTAGCCCACTTACCTCTACTTACAATTTGTGCAATGATACCATAAACCGAAAGGTCTTCATAGGTATCCTGTATAGATTCGCCTACTTCATCAGGCTGCCCCAATACTACTAATTGTTTTAATCGTTGTACTTTATCGTTGATTCTAAACCAAAGACCTGTGAGTGAAAGTTTTACATCATCTTTAGTTTGCAGTGAAGTTCCTACTGAAATATTACCTGGCCCATAATTTCTTTGTTTCTTACAAAAAGTTTCATACATTTCAGATTGAATCTTTTTGAATTCTTCCATCATTTCAGGATAGACTCTTTCACAATAAGCTACTGCATTTTCTTCTAATTTGATATTTTCTTCCATTCTATATTTTGTTTTTACAAATATATGAAAAAAATATCAATTATCCAAATTATTTTACCTTTGGTTTTTCTTTATGGATCTCAGATGGGTTTACGTTTGTAGGTCTCACTACTGTACAATCACCTTGTTGATAATCATTAAATCCAACATCATCTTTGATTTTCATATAGCAAGGATTTTCTACACCATCTAAGTCTTCTGATTCACATTTTACCGCCTTACCTTTGCTAATACTGAATTTTTGATTAGAATTCTTAAAATTAGTATAATCCAAATCGTTATTGTAAAGAACTTCGGAAATTTTTTGATTCCTATAATATATTTTCATTGTTTCTTCGAATCTTACCTTTTCCTCATCACTCATACAATCAAGCACTCCAAGACCCTTAAATTTTTTCAATACGGCTTCAACTCGTCTTTCTGCCCAATCTTCAGCAGCTTTTAGTTCTTCTTCAGTAGCAATTCCACTTTCTACCATCCATTTTTTATCATCTTCTAATGCCGCCTTCTGCTCGTTAATTTGCTCATCTGATGGAGGGAAATTAGGAGGGGTTTGTTCCTTTGGATAAAGGAAATCAAATGTCGATAACATTCTCTTACCTCTGCTTCTTGTTTGATTGCTTTTAAACCTACTCTGTCTCCATTTTTCTTCACTTACTCCAGCTGCACCACCTTGTACTTTTACACTAATTCCACCAGAGAATTCTAATGTTACCATAAGAAATTCTAAATCAGTTTCATTTTCACTAATTTCATTTACAACTAATACATCAGCTGTCTTAAACGCTTCATCAGCTGGTAAATAAACTGAATTACCCTTTGCTATTAAGCTCATTGCAACTTTAACCTCCGCGTAATCAGAAAGCCCATCTCTAAAATCTTTACTGTTAAACATATCAGTTAGAAGTTGATTTAAAAGTTCCTGATATTCTTTTTGCTTTTCAGGATTATTTTCTAAATCTTCATCTTCAAAATCTTTAAGCTTTTGAAAGGTTTCCATTACCTTTTGATTTTCAGGCAAATCTATTTTATCTCCTAATAATTGAGTAAATTTATCAATCGATTTATCTAATAATTTTTTCCTAGCTTCTTTTCTTCCTTCAGGTGTTGTAGTATCACCAATATCAACTGTTTTGAATTTGCCAGGTGGTTTTTTAGAAATTTCTTCTTTCAATTGTTTATATTCATCAATACTATCATTTCTACTTTTAATGGAGTTGACTAAATCTGTTGCTTTTTTCTCTAATTCTTCATCACTAAGGTTCGGATTGCTTTCTTTTAATTTTGCTTTTGTTTCTTCAATTGTAGGAACTGCTAATTTCTTATGTGTTACCCCATTGAATACAACTGTATCTTCATCAATTATTTCAATTTCAACGTATTTTTCTTCTCCTATGATTTTAAGAGGTGTTCCATCTTTTTTACCAACTGCACCCTGTCCTAATTCAGCCACTTTAATGTATCCTTGATTAGGCCAATCTCCTTTCTTTTTTGAAGCAATATAGATTTTAACTTCTTTATCATTTACTATTTTAATATAATCTTTTGCAATGACTTGTTCCTCATCCGTCAAATCTTCACCCCTCGTCATCTTACCAACAATATTAGATATTTGCTCTTTTAGATTATCATCTAAAATTGTATCTTTATATTTAGGTTGATTCATTTTTTTAGCCGCTACATCTTTGTAATCTTTTTTACTAGCTAATGGGGTAACTGAAGTTGATTGCGAATCTCCTCCATCTTTATTAGAATCTAATTCATCGGCTTTTGCGGTTGCTTCTGGTTGGCCTTTTGGTTCAATTACGGTCAATTTAAGTGGATCACCATCACCATCTACTTTTGTCACAACAGTTTCAAATATCAAATTAAAAAATCTTTGATCCCCATCTATGAATATTTTTTGAACTACACTTTCAGTTTTAATATATTGTGCAGGCCCATTTGGAGTATCGGAATAATAATCTCCTCCTACATTATAAACTCGTTGATTAGGGGTTTCATCTGCTTTTTTAGGTTTAGGTAATTCACCATCATTTGAATCCGCTTTCTTTGCAGCAATTCCTTGCTCTTC